TATTTAGGTTGACCACCATCAGTTTTACGAAACTTAATACCAACAACACCTGCTTTAGTCAGGTAAGGAATACTCAGTGCACCTACAGCGTGTTCGTGTCCGGGTGCAGGGTTAGTCACTGTACCGAGCAGGAATGTAGCGGCCACCTCTTTGCTTATTCCCCTTGATTTGAGGTAAGAGGCTGTCTCTGCGTTTAGTGCTTCGTAGTACTGTGCTGCGGTTTCCGTTAGTAATGCTTTCTGCTCTAGCGACAGCATCTTTGAACTCTATCCCTTCCTTTTTCTTAATCAGTTCGTACACATCACCGTAAAGGTCACACACAAAACAACTGTAAAGTTGTTCCCGTATGTTCACGGTTGCTGATGCGTGTGCATCAGGATGTATTACACACTTGGTGGCTTGCCACCTTGTGCTAGTTCCTACTCTTCCACCGTAGTATTTGACTACGGTTTCCAAATCGTGTTTATTGTTTATATTGTTTACTCCATTGGTCTAATGATTGAATAACCCAAGCATCTTCAATGCTTGCGTTGCGTCTTTTAACAACAACGTAACCAATAGGTCCAACAGTTAAATCTCTTGCTTCAGCATAGTTTAATACTTCTGTTTGTAGTTCTCGCCAGAATTGCGGTAGGTCTAGTTTTATTGTTGCTTTGCATTCAAACAAGTATGGTGTGCCGGCAACGTAAACTACTAGGTCGCCTTCATCTTTTGCTCCTGCTTGGCGTAAACGTTCTGCTGTGAATCCTTTGGAGCGTAACCATTTCATTACATCTGTTTCAAACTTTGAACCTTTGGCTTTATTCTTGGCTGACATTGCCTGCTCTTTTCTTAGCACGTTCCGCTAGTTTTGCAGGTGAATATCCACCAATGGTGCGACCTGTTTTACGTGGAGTCTTTGGATTCTTTTTCCTTGCTTTACCATTAGGTCTATCATTGACCATAGTTTTAACTGGTGCTGGTTTTAATCCTTTACCTTTAGCCATCTATTTTCACTCCTTGAAATCTTAAAGCCTGTTGCATAAGGTCTTCATCTTTTAACAACATACGACTAGCATCAACTTTTAATGCCACCCATTTGTCACCCATTGCTGAGTGTTTAGCGAACCTGTTTTTAACACAGGCAATCAATTCTGAACTCTGAGTACTCTGGTTCCATTGCAACTGTCAATATCATTTCAGGTAGTTGTGAAACTTTACCTTGAATGGCACGTCTTGATGGTGGGCGTGTTGGTTCACCTTCTGCTTCTGATGTGTGATGCAAAATAAATATTGCTGAGTCTGTTTCGCGTGCAATGTGGTGGCAGGCTTTCATAATGTCACGCATACCAGTCCACTCATTATCGTGCAGAGCAGACACGTTCATAAGGTTATCTATAATTATTAACTGTGGCCATTCACCATATTTTTCACCATAGGCTTTAACCATCAAATCAACATCATCTAATGTTGGTGATGGGTCAAAAGAAAATTCCATATGTTTTAATGATGCAAGTTCTTTAGTGTAAAACTCTTGACCATCATTCTTAAATGATTCTTCAATAGTGTTTGCCATATGCCCTGTGATAACAGCGGCAGCACGAATACTTGTGGTGTACGCATCAGTATCTGCTGACACATACAAGGTTGGAACGTTGGCTTTGATGCCATAAAAAAGTGCAAGAAGAGATTTACCTGAGTTAGGTTGACCAGCAATCATAGTTACCTGGCCGCGTCTACATCTTATGCCTTCTTTTTTTAGTGAAGGGAATAAGTCAGGTAGCAGTTGTGGTTCTTCCAAGTGCCGGACGGCTGCTTGCTTTATGGTTAACACAACTGCTCCTAACTAGTAAGGTATCCGTATTTAGTTTTGTTTTATCTAATGAACTGTGGTTCACATTGGTCTGCTGTACCTTTAGGTGAAGGACAGAAGTAGCCCTTCCAAGGTCCTTTAGCAGATGAACCGGTGCGAAATTTCATCTCACCGTGCTTACACGCTTTAGCACCATCAGCAGGTGCTGATTGTGTGCGTGGTTGTTCAACAGGTGTAGCACCAAGGGCTTGTTTCAAAGTTCCTTGTGCGTTGTACAGTGTTTCCACTGCGTTAATCTCAGGTGTCACATTAGCAATCGCTGTAAGTGCACCCTTGATTTCTTCTTCATCATAAGAGTAAAGATAAACATTAACTAATGTACCTTGTGAGGTTTTGAAGTTAAGTTGTGTTCTCACTCCTGGTGTTTCTGCGCTCATTCTTTTCCTTCTCTATAGAGTAGCGAGTGGGTCATACTTTACTGCCAACTCCCCGCCGTAAGCGTGACAGTAATCCTTAACAGAACAGGACTTGCACATCATTCCAAGATTTGGCAAAAAAATTTCTGCCTCAATTCCTCTTTCAAACTGTGCAAATAGTTCTGTAAATAGTTGCACTGTCCAACGCGACAGGTCCCCTGCGTCTTCCATAATACCTTGACGGGCGTTATAGAAGTAACCTTTTGTTGGTCTAACACCGGTTACACTTTGGACAGCACAAGCATATAAACCTAACTGCATATTTGTGTCAGGCATATAAACACCTGACTTGTAATCAACAATAACAATATCACCATCAGGTGTAACAGCAATTAAATCAATAAAAGATTTTACTAGTACTTCACCAAACATTACGTTGTATTCTGGTTCAACTTGTAACACACCGTTGTGGTTCCACACTGACCATTTATTATTTCTCCACCATTGAATGAAGTTGTCAACCATTTGTGGTCCGTTGTCTTGCCACCAAATGTCGTTTTCTTTTTCCGGATACGCTTTGGTGGCGCGACCGCCAGCACGCCAAGCAGAAGGGATAGTGTCTGTGGCTGCTGCTTTTTCATCAATCATAGTTTGGAAATGGGTAGTCCAATACTTGATTGCTAAATCTTTACTCACAATCTGGTTCCTCTAATGTTGGTGCAGTAGCAGGGCTACCACAAGCGGAGCAAAACATATCAAGAAAGTACATTGATATTTGGTTGTCTTCAAACATTACTTTAAGATTCCACACTTTGCAACCACATACACAAACGTGTGTTGGTATTCCTCTTAAATCAAATTTTGGTTTTGATTCATCAGGTACAAGTTCGTCAATCGGTTTCATATTGTTCTTTAAGGAATTGTTCTACTGCCGCGTGGAAGGCTGAGCCTCCGATGAAATACCACGCAGGTATTTGTGGTGCCTGGAGTTGGCGTTCTAGTTGCCAGGCTTTGCCGCATTTCATCCAGGAGGTAAAGGATGAGAAACTTCTGTGCCCGATGATTGGTTCCATAAGGTAAACAATATCACATTCTTGTAATTCGTTTAACGACACGCGCCAAGCGTGTCGGTTGACAGGTATTTGACAATACGATTATACTCGGAGCGAGCCGGTGAGTATGTGCGAGCGACCCGTTAACGAGGAACCGCTTTGGGCGGTTCCGAGTAGTAAACATAGTGTGTATACACGTTGTATATACAAATAAAAATAAGCCCCCTACAAGGGGTTGGGTATATTCCTACACCAAACCACCCTGTAAGGGGCTTAAAAGTACCTTAAATCCAGTTTAAACGGTACGTATGGACACGTACACAATGCCACCAAAACCAGAATATCTTCTATCCGGTGGGCTAGTACGCTCAAAACTTAACTGCTCAATAACACCAGTAACCTGCTCACCAGTAGTGAAATCTTGAATCACCACAGTGTCACCTGCTGCCTCAAGAGTTTCAAGTGTTTGCAAACGTTCCCAAGCACGACCTTCGTGACCAGTCATCACACCGTAACGGTCTGATTCAAAATCAAAGTTAAGCAAAGGAATAGTTAACTGGCGTGCACGATTAACAGCAGGCAAAGACTTAACCTGGTAGCCATCAAGTTCTGGGCCTTTAGTTGTGTCAGTTGTGTCACGACTAAAAGTAAACTTAAAAGCAAGTTCTTCTTGCGGTGTTGAAATGTTTGTTGTCAAATCAGTATTGATAGCAGGTGTTGCCGCATCAATAGTGATAATTGAGTTGATTGTTCCATCAATAGTTTTAGTTGAAACAATAACAGAACCAAACATAGGTGTTGCAATACGTGGTTTAATTAACTTAAAATATTTCTTTTCAACAGTTGCATACCTAATAAAACCTGTTGTTAAATAACCTGTTGCTGTAAGAGTACTAGCATCTTCAATATAAACATAACCATTAGTGCCATTACTATTTGTTGTGAAAGCAAGACGTTCACTACCATTAACAAAAGCACAAGCAGTAGTATAACGATTCTGGTCCTCGTTATAATACAAATCGTTTGCGTAAGCAAAACGTAACGGTTCAATTTCTTGAGATAAATCAATACGTGTCACACCAGGTTTACCGTTAACATTTGTGGCAGCCCAAACAAAATTATCTCTGGCAGCAAAATCGTAAACAGGTTGCTCAGTGTGAACAATGATTGGACCATAAGTTAAAGAACCATCATCGGAAACTGTGGCAATGCGTACACCTTTAGATGTACCAATTATCATATAACCAAGGTAATAATAGATTTTGTAAATAATTTCACCTGCTGGCATTTCTGCTGCTGTGATAGCAGATGTCAATGTTGGCATAACACCAGATGAGTTCAAGGTAAACTTATAAATGTTTGACTGAATACCAGAATATCCTGCAACATAAATTGCTGCACCTGATGCTGTGATACTTGTGAAAATATGGTTAGCATCACTATGTGTATACACTGCTGTAGGTAACGCTGATGCACCTGAAGAGAACTCGTACACTTTATCGTTAGCGGCCATAACAATACGTTCTTTAACATATTCAATAACAGCGTTAGTAACAGTGATACCTGGAGAGGTAAACATTACTGTTGCAGATGTTGCAGCAGTACCAGTTAAAGCCTTCTTGTTGACTTCAAGTTTACCTGAAGCAGTATCGTTAGTAACCCAGAAAGCAGTAGTGCCATCATCACAAATAGAAAACACAGGGTCATCTGTGCCAGTATTGTAATCAATGAAATGAATAACATTTGTTACACCTGTACCAACAGGTGACACAGCAGTAGAAGTAACATCTGATGCTGTTTTAGCGTAAGTAAAAGTTGTTGTGGTTGGAACACCAGTAATAGTGTAGGTACCATTGAATGTGGCATCAACACCTGTGATAGTTATTTCCATACCAACACATAAACCGTGTGCTGCTGTTGTTGTTAACGTGGCAACGTTAGAAGTAAGAGCCTTATTGTTTATTGAAACAGTTATGGTTGGGAAAACTTTGTCAACATCAAACTCATCGTGGTTCAAAACACCTTCATAGGTGTTACTGTTCTGTGCCCATTTGATAGAGCGCAAGAACTGCCAAGGTCTACCATTAGCACGAATAGTGCCAGTGACCTGATGTGTTGAAGAAACATTCTTTAAAAGATTAACCTGACCTGGTGTCCAAACATCAACACCTTCAGAATCAAAAAATCTGTACTGAACATTCTCAGAAACATAAGGGTCCAAATAGTTAATACCGGAACCATTATGAAAAGATGATTGGCTTCTTAGCCACCAACCTTCAAAGGATTGTTCACCAACTTCTTTAGTATTATCAAACTGTTGCTTACGATATGTAGCAGTTTGACGTTGGTAAGGAAATCTATCTGATGAAGCAAGAAGAAAAGGTTGACCACCAATAGCAATGTCATAAATGTTACTGGTGTTAGTGAAAAGATTTTGAGTTGTTGAAGCAATACCAATTGGGTCAACAATTGGGTCGGTAATGCTGTATGTGGTCATTCGTGTCCCTTCAAATGGTCAATCATTTCTTTAGTCAAATAATCAATACGTGATTCAATGCGTTTAACAGAATCTGCTAATGAACTACCACCATTAGGTTTAAGTTCCTGCAAATAGTTCTTTAACCAGTTTTTAAACACCCAAGCCAAAGCGGAAACAACAATAACAATTCCGGCAAGGGCTGTGGCAGCCATAGCAGCATTCTCCAAAACCATTACTTTTTGTCCTCATCCTCAAACGTGACCTCAGACAAGGTCCAGAAAAGGAAAGCAAAAATGATAGCAACACCAACAACACCACGGGTATCACCAGGTGGAAGAACAATCCAAGCGATAAGCAGACCTACAAGTGTGAAGGACTCTGCGAACCAAGCACGGAAGTGTCGCCCAAGAAAGGACAAGACACGTTTCATTTAACCCTCCTAGGGTTTGCTAGTTGTGATACGATAATTGCACCAAGAACCACCTGTTGTGCCTCACGGCGTTCTTCAGGTGTAAACTCGGAACCAAGATTATTAACAAATTGGGCGGCAGCAAGAACTTGCTCGCCACCAGGAATGGACTCTAATGCAG